ATAATCCAACTTAGGACAAGTAAGATCCTAAGAGCTCTTGTTAATGACTGTACAACCCGTCAGGGGACCGGGATTGACTTCTTAAAAGATATCACTCGGAAATGGTCTCTCCAAGATGCTGATAATAAAGCGTCTGTGTTATGCTTTGATTTCTCAAATGCTACTGACACGTTGGATCAAGAGTTTCAATGCAAAGTGCTTGAATTCTTATTCGGTAAAGTAACATCCGATTTCTGGATGTTCATAAGCCAATTAGAAAAGTCTTTGTACCGTGACGATGGTACAGTTGTGACTTTCAAGCAGAAATGTGGGCAACCACAAGGTTTACTCGGGTCTTTCAATTCATTCGCGTTAGCTCATCACTTCGTGATGCTAATGACAATGAAAGCAAGCAAAATGGAACATTTTGATGCGAGAGACTTCTACAGAATCCTAGGTGATGATTCTGCAATTTGGACAATTGATCAACAATTTAATCATGTTGTCAAAGAATCTTACCAGAAGATTTGCAGATGTGCAAATCTCAAAATCAATCTCGATAAATCTACAATTATCGATGAGACCTCTTCTGTTGCCAAAGCTGATTTCGCTAAGGTAACTGTTAGAAATGGTGAAGTGTTCACACCAACGCCTTATAGGCTATGTGCAACATACGGCCAGAGTATGACGAAGAAGATCGCCACAATGGTATGGAGACAGAACCTTAATGTCAAAGGATCTAAACAATTCTGCGACTATCTGTTATCTCAGATGTCAGAGGATCAAGCATGTTGGTATAATAAAGTCCTTAAAGGATCAATATTACCTTTGTTTGATAATCTAGCTGATGATTCAGTACTAGTGGAAGAGGCATTTAAGCGTAAAGTAAGGTTTACTTTCGCGATATGTGCTTTAAACACAGGTATCTTTTCATACTTAACACCTGATAGGTATAAAGAGACCACGATTAACCAACGTTTTGATGGTATCAAAGAAATCATTAAGACTAAGGCTGATTGGTCTGCCCTAGATATGGTGGAATCCGATGAACATAAAATTTGGTATGTTCTCAATAGAAATTGTGATATTGAAACTATATTCAATCACATGATAGCATATAAAGCGCAGGATGAAAGATATCTTTCCCTCGTTTTAAATTCATTAGACCATGGTATTAATATTACCAGTCAGGAAGAAGATTCGCTCTTTAGAGTTTACCAAACTCAAGAGTATCTGGAAATGGCATCACAGGCTAAGCCTGGTGCGATAGAAGCTTTCGAGGATTCCCTTGAATCCTTCAGTGATGATTCTGTAGTTCGTGATATTGATCACGTCTGCAACCGACTTTTAATGAGGAGTACGTCAAAGCGTCCCTCAGAGGAGACATTGATTCTTGAATCAACTTTTCAGTTGTTCATGAATTTGGAACAGCGTATTGAGCAATTCCAAGCTCAAATTGATGCTTAGTACAGTCCAGCGACTGCTTTGGAGGTGAGCAGGATAAATAATCATCCAGTTGAAGGCTGATTACTATCTATCGATAGTTATGAAACTGGGTACGTGAGTTCTCACGTTGTGTTTCTGAGTCTCTGACCTTTCAGAGGTTGGATTCTTAGACGCCTACGGGCCACCCAGG